AAAGGCGTGGCGTGTCAAGCGGCAAAGACCGACAATTTCAACAAAATCTCTCTTGAACGGCTCACCACCATCTACAACATGTTCCTGCGCAAACAGAAAGATGCAAAGAGTGTGAACGAGGTGGTCGGAAAGATAGCATACACGGCACGGTTCGGTGCGGACAACAATCTTCTGAACTGATATGGGTATGACAGTATTAAGTCTATTTGACGGAATGAGCTGCGGGCAGATAGCCCTGCGGGAACTCGGAATCTCGGTGGACGCATACTATGCCTCCGAGATAGACAAGTTCTGCATCGCGCAGACGCGGCTCAACTTCCCCGGCACAATCCAGTTGGGAGACGTGCGCGGTGTGGATCTCCGCTCGCTCCCGAAAATAGACTTGATACTTGCCGGATCACCCTGTCAAGGTTTCAGCATGGCGGGCAAGCAACTGAATTTCGACGACCCGCGCTCCGCTCTGTTCTTTGAATTTCACCGCATACTGCGCCAAGCCGCTCCCACGACAAAATTTCTGCTTGAAAACGTGAGAATGAAGCGGACAAGTGAGGATATTATAACAAGACACCTCGGCGGTCTCCGTCCTGTAGTCATAAACTCCGCGCTTGTATCGGCGCAGAACCGCGTGAGGTTGTATTGGAGCAACATACGCACCGCTCCTGTAAATCTCTTTGAGAGTTACACCGACATACCACAACCCGCCGACCGTGGCCTGTATCTCGCCGACATATTGGAGGACGAGGTGGACGAAAAATACCATATCACGGATAAAGTGCTGCGCAACCTCATAGCCCACAAGGAACGCAACGAGAGAAACGGCAGGGGGTTCGGCCTTACCATCAAGACACCCGCCGACAAAAGCATTGCCGTGAGGGTCGGCGGAAAAGAGATGTATGACATTGTGAAAATAGACCGACGCGGATATGTCAAACGCGACCAATTGAAAGCCTCCTGCCTCACAGTCGGAGGGCATGGGTGCGGCAATCATTCCGACATGGATATAATCCTACAACGGCCACGTGGCGATAAAGGCTGCACGGTCTACACCGAAAAATCCCCCACCTTGACCGCGAATGCCTGGGAACAGAACAATATAGTCTGCCGTCGCATGGTAAGGCAGGTAAATCCCTCTACGGAGAGCGGCGGCAAGCAGCCGTATCAGCAGAACCGGGTCTACTCAGCAGACGGAATCTCTCCGGCACTATGTTCATCACGTCCCGGCCACGCGCCGATAGTGATACTGCCCGGCGACATACTGCGCCGCATGACCCCCACAGAGTGCGCAAGGTTGCAGACAATCCCCGAATGGTACATGTGGGAATGCTCTGCGACGCAACAGTACAAAATGTTGGGCAACGGTTGGACGGTCGAGGTAATAAAGCACATTCTATCATACCTAAAAATATAAAAGATGATGACAGTTATTGAAAAACAATACATGGACGCGGTCATAGCAATGAACCGCAAAATGGCAGACCAGAACAAAACAGACTGGGAACGCTACCGCATGGATGTCGCCCGCGACGTGTCTACCTACTGCACGGGGCTTTATCTATCCCGACCCGTCGAGGAACGACCCACCTACGAGGAAATCGCGGAAGTGGCCGTAAAAATGGCCGATGCGCTGATAACAAAACTCAAAGAGAGACAACCACCATTTTAATAACCATTCAAAAATCAATTAAACAACAGAGAAATGGCAAAAAGAGAAAAGAAAACAATCATCAGCGGCGTAAGCCGCGAGGCGATGGAGGAGGCTTTCAGAGCATACGCCGACGCCGACGCACAACAGCGATCACTCACCGCCGAAATGGACGGCAAGCTCGTGGAGATTCGCGAGGACTACGCCGACCGACTGGCCGAACTCGAAGCTGAGAAAAAGGCCGCATTCGAGAAAATGCAGGTGTTCGCGGTAGAGAACCGCGAGGAACTGTTCACCAAGCGCAAGAGCATGGAGACCACGCATGGCATCCTCGGCTTCCGCACCGGGAATCCGAAACTCAAAGCCCGCAAGGGGATGACGTGGGCGGGGATTCTCGAACTGCTCAAAATCAAAGGCAAGAACTACGTGCGCATGGTCGAGGAGGTGGCAAAGGACAAACTCCTTGCCGAGCGCGACCTTGACGAATGCAAGGTAGTAATGGAAGCCTGCTGCATCGACGTGGTGCAGGACGAGACATTCTTTGTAGAACCTAAATCGGAGGGATAGCCTTATGGGAAAGCGCACGGAGTTTGCCCGCGACACCATAGAGGTGTGTCGCAACTGCAAGGCAGAGGGTTCAGTCTACGGACGCACCGAGGACGGACGCAGCCACGTCCTGGAAATCTGCCCGGTATGTTGCGGATCGGGACTTGTGAGAAAACATATAGAGGGGTTCGTGGCGGTCGAGCCACACAACAAAACCACAGCAAGGCCATGAAAAGAAGCGCGCCCGCCGCAAGGATAAATCGCTTGACAACGGGCAACACCGTGGAACGTGTTGCAAAGATAGCGGTTAAATTCTTAACATGGCGACAAAACCTCACAAAAATACACTCCTGCGCATACAGCACGTCTGCGACATCACCCGCGAGCATTACGAGGAGGGCAACCTTGCGAAATGCTACAAACAGGTGTGGAGGCATTTTGTGTACCCTGTCTATCCGATGTGTTACCACACGTTCCTCAGCTATCTTCGGCGTGGGCTGGAGGGATTCTCCGACAAGCCCCGCGACACACAGCCCTCCCTGTTCGACGACATAGACATGGGGGAATGAAAGCGACACCGCCCGCAGAACCGAAACTGCGGGCGGTGTTGTGTCTATACCATCTCCTCGGAGAAAGCGTCGGCGAAGATGTCGCCTGTGTCAAGGGTAACATTGCGCGGTGTGAGAATGTAGCCGTCATCGACGGAGGCCGAACAGTCTATGCAGTGGGTTCGCCACTCCTCCAAATCCTCGCATATCTGCTCATGGTTATGGTCGGTGTCCGAGCCGGAATATTGGAACTGCGAGAAACTGCGTCCCTGTTCATCCGCGCCACCCGAAAAGCCGTTCAAGGCGAGTTTGACGGCGCGGATCAGCCGGAAGCGGCACAGAGCCTCGTCGCGGTAAGGCGTGTCGGTCTGCGCGAGCGTGGCCGTTACGAAATGCAGCCTCACAGTCATATCGCCATGCACCGCACCGCGAGAGAGCGGCGACCACAGCACCGGGAGAAACTCCACGAAGATTCCCGGCGGGTTGAACGGACGCATCTGCGTGAGACGTGCCGTATTCTCGTTCCACAGGCCGACATGGTTAATGGCCGGAACTCCCGGTAATTTTGCGTCAGGGTCGCGTTTAGGTCGGCAGTAGATATATTTGTCATCCACGAGACGGACACGCGACAGACGCGCCTCTAAATCGGTAAAAATGCGTAATCTCATATCAATGTCGGTTAAAGTCATCGGCAAGGCGTTGCGAGAACTCCTGCAGCCGTTTGAAAACAATGTCGCCGAGGGCTTGCTGCACCTTTTCGTGGTCGCCTATGAACTGGCGTTGCGGCATATTCATCTGCCGGGAATGTGAGCGCACGGTGTATGTGTTCCCGGTCTTCTTAGACGTGCGCGAGTGGGAGCGGACGGTAACGGCGAAATTGCCGCCCTCGTTGTGCAGGGCTGTATATGGTCGGTCGGAGGTGAAGACCACGGCCATTCCCCGGATCATCGAACGGATGGAGCGTCGCATCGCCCCGGTAACGATAAGGATAGAGCCGCGTCCGCGTTTGTTTGTCTTGCTCGCCTTTGTCGCCACCCACTTCTCGCCGAAGAAACCCTGCTGCCGGAAATTGTCCTTGAACAGCTCCGTGAGCTTCACGCGGGCATCGCTCAGAATATCGTCGTAAATGTTGCGTGGCATGGCGGCGCGGATCTAATCGGCGAGATTCAGAAACAGCAGGGAGATAAGGCCGAGTTTGACCTGCATACGGTCGGACTTGTCCTCTATCTTCTGAAAATCTATCTTTGAGGGAGCGGCCTTGACCTGCTCCCATCTTTCCGGGGTCAATTCCTCGCCGAGACACATAAGGGCTGCGGCGACATCGGTCTGCGAGAACTCGGCTGTAACTGTTATTTTTTCGTCCATTTTGTTGAAAGTGTTGGGGTTTATTTTGTTGTATGAAAAAGAATGTCTATCTTTGCAATCCCATAGGAGGCCGCTGTGGGTTCTTTCGAGGAGGCGGCAACCTGCCCGCGCTGCGGGCTTTTTTTATGCCTATACATCATGTAGGCGAATATCTGCCGAGCCGTCCTCCTTTCGCACCACACAGACAATATGCTTTACCTGTAAATGTCGTGTCTGCCGTTTAAGCCATTTAACGCCGTTGGTAATTTTGCTTGGATGGTACATACTGCCGTCGTGGAAATAGAGGCACACGGTATCGGCGGCAATACGGACATCAGAGCGGGCATTATATCTCGCAAGCTGCTTGTTCTTATCCCGGAGCGCAGAGCCATAATGCCTTTTTTTCGATGTTATAGAGCGAATATCCATCATCACGCCGTCGAGCTGCATATCAAGAGCCGGGAGCGTCCGACCCTTTTTCTTCTTGCTCTCGTCGCAGAGGATAGCCGAATGGCCGCTTTGGAACAGAAGCCGCTGCACCTCATTTTCAAGATCCGCGCCTGTCATGCCCCACCGCAGAACCTGTGCATTATTGGATGTGGTATTGTGTCCCACATGGGCGGCGGTCATGCCGCCGGACACCGGGTCATACTCCACACCCCGATACTTGCTGTCCTTTGAAAGACGGTCATAGAGCCGCTTTGCCTCGACCCTGCGCTGCTGCTCGTGAACGACACGGCAGACCCGGCACTGTTCACGCTTGGGGTCGTAAGCAAGATTGAGGCGACCGTCGCAAGAGCCGCACCCCTTGGGGAGATATGGATGTTTCTTGGGGAACAGTGTCATCTCGCGTCCGGCATTGTAACGGAACATCCGGGCTTTCGGCTCATCGGTGCAAGCGTCCCCGGCGGCTTTGGCCGTCTCCGGGTCGGACATCGGGTAATCATCGCGCAGCACCTGATCCACGTCGCAGCGGCAATTCCAACCATTCGGCGGCAGATAGTCGCGCCAAAACGGGTCAGACGGCGGGAGCGTGATATTGTCGAGCGCGGCGTGTTCCGAGCGCACCCTTTCATCCCCTGCGGTACGGTATTGCAGGTTGTAGCGGTCGCCGTCGGCCACGAAATCGTGCCATTTAACGGCCATCTGCGAGGTGTGGACGGCATGGTTATACTCGGCATAGAGATAGTTGGTGTTATACCGGGCATCAATGGCCTCCACGTCCTTGCGGAACGTGTCGAAAGGCTTCACATGGCCGTCCGCATCGGTGAGCGCAAGGCCGACCTCCGAGAGTGAATGGTAGGTCTTGAAGCCGGAGAATATGAAAGCGTTGTTTTGGAGCGCGGCGGTCAGTTCCGGCGGGGTCTCGGTATTGATGGCCGTATCGACGGCGCGGTTAAGCGCGTTGTACGTCTCCTCGACGAGCGGTCGCACGGCGGGGTCGGCAAGCATATCCGGGGAGAAGCCGCCACGAGCGAAGACCTCGCGCACGGCGCGGTCGAACACATCACGGTTGAACTCCACACGTCCGACACCTCCGGCGAGGGCAAGCACCTGCGGCTCGTAAAGGGTGGTTAACGCTTGATTAAACAGGCGGTAATGGTCGGCTTTTTCTTTTTGTCTGTCTCGGGGCTTGGCCTCCTGTTTTTCGGAATCCTCACCCCCTACTCGAAAAAAGAGCCGGAAGACTGTTTTACGCCGAGAATCGGGATTTTGTATTTTTCAGTGAAATACTGCGGGTCGATGTCGAAGAACTGCAAGAGCATACGTTCCAGTTCGCGCTGCTCCGCCGGTGAGTATGTGGCCGCATCGTCCCACTTGAACGTAAGCCCGGCAAGAGGGAAACCGAGGCGGATCATCTTCGGAATAAGGTCGTCATTGATAACGTATGCAATCAGTTTGGCATCTGCGGCACATAGGTTTTCAAACACTTCAAGATGCGTCTCGGACTGCGATTTTGAGGAACCGTCATCAACGGTCATGGTCTGGCCGACCACGCCTTTTGACATCTCGGAGTTGGCGCGGTCAATGCGCTTGTCATAGACATTGTAAGCGTCGCCACGCGAAGATTCCTTTATGTCTATTGTCGTACCCTCCGGGAACAACGCCCATCCCGCCGCGCCCATCTCCTCGAGCATCACCTCAATCTGCTTGCGGTCGGCGGGGTTCTGCGAGGTGGTAGTTCCCACACGCATAGGCATACCGAAAATCTCGCCGAACACGTCCCAATAGGAGGTCATGTTCTTTTTGGATAACGCGTGGGGAGCGCATTTCAGCAACAGACCGAGGTTGCGGCTCTCGCCGACCTCCACGCACCAGTCGGCCAACGCACCCTCACGGTACGGAATGCCCTGCTGCGGGGAATCGGAGCGGTCGCGGAGCAGCACACCATACTCCGGGCATACGTGGTCTCGCGGCACCAGTTCCACGTCGGAGAACTTCATCACGCCGTTAGCGTCGGTAATCACGTCGCCCAACTGGATAAGGGAATGCCCCCACGCGATAGATTCAAGAGCATTGAGCAGGAAATGGTAGAACCACTTGCTCTCAAAGATTTTCGCCGCGTCCTCGTTCTCGTTGCCCGCATCGTCCGTAAGTACAAAGGCTTTGAGCAGCGTCTTGTGGTAGCGTTGAGTGAAGCAGCCTGTGAGGTGCATATCAATAAGCGCGTCGGTATAGATGGAATACAACGCTCCGCGCTTGGGGTTCTCTATGTTTAGAGCCATAGCCCACGCCCGCCGCCACCGGGCAACGTCCTGTTTGGTGAGGCTCTGCGTCTGTTGGTTGAGCATCATCACGAGGCTTTTTCGCTTCTTCATGCTGCCGCCGCGCTCGTTGTTGCGGCGAGCGGCGAGGCGTATTGATTCGAGCGACCTCTGCGAGGCGTATCTGTTTTTTGCCATTTTATCAGTGTTTAATCTTGTCGTCAATCATGTTTGAATAATCCTCGGAAGTGAGGCCGGAGAGCGCGGTGGAAATATTGGCCTTGTAGGTCGCTCCGCCGTCCTGTGGAGCGACAGCCGAGGATTTGAGCGCGTTAATGATAGCGTCGATTCTCGCCTTGCAGATGTTAAGCTGCTTCTGCAGTTCGGTGGCGTTTGCCGTTGTCTCGCTGCCGCCGTTCCATACCGACACGCCTTTCTTCATTTCAAGGGTCGTTCCGTCTATGTCTATTTTGAGGTTGTCGGCGGTGAGCGTGGCCGAGCCTTTCCGGGTTTTCAACACCACGGAATTGTCCTCGACGGTAGCCTCGGTGTCGCCGATGGTGATAACAGACTTTGTTATTTCCATCGCAAGCACCACTACGGCCACGGCGGGATTGAGGAAACCCACCACGACTTCAGAACCGACTGCCGGGAACGACACGAGGCCGACCGTCTGATTCTGATCCGCCTGTAAATTCACGGCGAGGAGCGGCGCACCCTCGTTAATGGGAGTGCAGTCGATAGTCCGGGCATCTTCGTCCACCGCGTCCACGGTGCAGACGGTGAGATACATTTCAGAGCCGGACAGGGCAAGCTGTCTTATCGCGTTTCTAATATCCATCACTCTGCCGCCCTCGCGCCGAGGGTAATGTCCTGCCGGAAGCCGGAGCTGCCGTATGTTATGGTATTCTTATGGACTTGGTACTTGCCCTTGCGCTCACCGTCGATCTTAATGCCTATCACGTCGAGGACATCAAGCAGCACATGACCGAAAGTCTGAAAAGACCCGGTAAGGCCGTCGCGTTTGAGACGCTCCAACTCCTGCTCACCCCACGCCTTTGCCTCGGCCTCGGTCTTACCGTAACAGTGCAGGGTGCGTTTTTCTCCGTCCGGATCGCCAATCTCCACCTTGATTTTCTTTTTGTTGTCGGGTTGTAGGCTAACCACTCTCAGCTTAATTTTCACGTCCTCGGCTCTCTGCTCGTCAAGGCTGCTGTCCGAAATGATGTTTACCCCTGTGGCGAATACCTGCCGCATCTCGTTGCCGTGGTCGAAAAGCACACCGCAATAAAGGACAGGCTTGCCGTCTTCAAGACGGAAGAAAGTGCGGATGTTGTTCTCTTTGAGGTGAGCGAGCAACTCGGCCACGTTCTCAAAATTCACGCGGTACTGCCCGATGTTCTGCTCGCCGAGAACCTTTATGTCGTATGGCAAGCCCTGTTCTTTGAGCAGCGTATGAATATCTACGTTCTTGTAGGACTTCTTCACGCAGGGGGTCTGTTTGAGCATAAACATCTCGTCCTCGCAGAAAATCTCAATCGGGGCTTTGAAACCCTTGCGCAGCACATATCCTGTAAAGGCGAGTTGGAGGTTGTCATCATAGCCAAGCCACACGGAGATTTTGTCGCCGCGCTTTATGGGGTTTGAGGTCTCGCCTTTCCATTTTACCTTTCGGGGGAGAATGAGCTTGCAGGTGATGGTGAGAGCCTCGCTGTCGCGCACGATCTCGCAAGCCGTGATTTTCTCAAAGACCCACGTCTTATCACCCTTAATCTCTATTTTCGCACAGAGTTTTAACATCGTTCAAATGCTGATTAAACAGTGGTTTACAAATCACCAGTCATAGCCGTTCTTCTTCATGCTGCCGTAACGCATCGGATTACCTCCGAGGCCGCTGTCCGGGTCGCCGCCGTCGGGATATTCGGGGAACTCCGGCGTAAAATTGCCTTTCTGAATATCCTTTAAGCGGGATATGGCATTGTCGTAAAGCGTCTGTCGCATCTCGCTTCCCAACATGCCGGGCAACCATTGGCCGAGCCACCACAGCGCGATTGATACAGTGAGCTGCACGAGCAGGGGGTTACGCTGAATGTCGGTCTTTGAATAGGCCGCGTCTATGTCATATCTGGTGCGGACATATCCGGCGACTTCCTCCATAGCCGTGCGCTCGGCCTGTCGGCGTATATCCTCGGAGGACTGGCAGATAATTTCAAGGTCGGACGGGCAGGTAACTACCCGGTAATCGTCGTTGGTAAGAAAAGACATCGGAGCAGGGATTAGACGGTTCTGTAAATCGCGATGGCCTCTATGTCTGCGGCGGTAACTCCTTTGCGGTAGACACCCTCGCGCACAAGCCGCTTGATATGCTGCTTGCTCACGACCACAGGGCGACCGTTAAGGTTAATGACAAGATGCTTCTGCCCGGAGACGGCGCGTCGGCGGTCGGCCTCGCGTCGGCAATGGCGCAGACGGCAGTCGAAAACGACCGCACGGAAGTAGGTTCTGATGTTGCGGAATAATTTCATATAGGAGAAGTGTTGAATTGTTACCATGAATTTTTAGGGGCTTTGCGGCGACCCACGGAGGGCTTGAACCTCTGCTGCCGGGTAAGCCCCTGCAGAATGAAAATCGCTCCCTCGTCGGCATCCGGGCCGTCGTCGTGTCCCGACATACCACGCTCACAGGAGAGCGTCTGGTCTATGCCTGTGCGCATATCGGGATCATTCTTCATGCGCACGTTATAATAGACGTGGCCGTGTTCCCACAGCGGGGAAATGGCCTCTATGCGTTGGAACTTGTCGGGCTTCTTGCGCGTGTCGCCGAAAATCGGGAGCTGATAGCCTCTTTCGTTGCCCTCGCGCACGAACTCGTCAAGGAGAATCTGCTGAAGGAAATTGGCCTCTATATAATAGGAGCATACGGCGTTGGCCTTTACAATCTTCTCGTGGAGGTCATAGAACCAACCCACCATCTCGGCCACGGAGCATTGGCGGACGAAAGCCGCGAGGCAATGGAGATCCGTGCCTGTCTTGCCCCACAGTTTAATGGCCTTGTAGTCGTTGCGGGTGGTGGACTTGAACGAGGGGTCGCAGTAGCACACGAGATAATCGTACTTGGCGAGAGGCAGCGGGCGACACCAACGTATCCAATCGTTGCGGAAGATGCTGCCCTCGGTAATGGGGTTGTTCATCTTCTCGCGTTGGAACGATATATAACCCATGAACCGCTCCTCGGCACGTATCTCCTCGATAGACCACTTAGCAGCCCACGCGGGTTTGCCGTTTTTGTCAATGGCATTCACCTTAGAGACCACGACACCGTCGGAGGCCATGAAATTGGCGAGGACAGAGTTTTTGCCTATAAGGTTGCCGACCATACAGAAACGGCCACGGCCACCGTCGAGCGTGCCGAACAGGGCTTCTTTTACCCACTTTGTGAGCCGCGCCACGCGGTCGGGGTTGTTTACAAGTTCGTCGTCGTCGAGGTCATCTATCACGATATAGTCCGGGCGGTACTTCTTGTAACGGAGACCACGCGGCGACTGGCCGCGACCGCGAGCGAAGAAAGCGCGACCGTCGGCGGTTACGAACTTTCCTGTCTCCCACGACCCTGTAACTTTCTGCACCCCGAAGTCGGATATATAGCGTTGGTTGAACTCGAACTCCGCCTGTATGTCGCCGAGGAGCGTCTCGGCATTGTCCTTGCTCTTGCCGACAAGCACCATGAGGTGCAGTTTTTTGAGGGCTTTGAGATACATGGGAATGCCGACATCGAAATGGACGGACTTCGCGTGGCCTCGCGCCCACTGCGCGGCATATTGGATTGTAGGATGGTCGCGGAGCGTGTGCGCCGCCTTTATCTGAAACGGTGCGCAGTCGGTATGCTTCCCTGTCTCCTCGTCGTCGCAGTAGTGCGCGAGATAGTAAGAAAAGAAGCGGCCATAGTCGGCGAGGAGATACGCGATGCGTTTCTCCTTTTGCGCCGGGGTCTCGCGGACAGACACGACAGAGCGCGTCTGCACGGTCTCGCACCATTGCTTCCACTGCTCGATCGCCTCCTTGCGGTTCTGTGCGGTGTTCCTTGCCATACGCTACAATTTGCTGCCGAGCATTTCAAGTATATACTTGTTCTGATACTTGTTGACAAGTTTACGGAACTCCGGCGTAATCTCCAGGTCTGTCTCCGCCTGGTATTCGAGCCAACGGCCAAAAGCCATGAAGCACTCGATGAAATCGACAGCGGAAGCCTCCTTGTCGAGACGCTCGATAGTGGCCGAGAGTTTCACGAGCTGATCGACGACCGTCGCGGACTTGGAGATGTCGAGGTCTCGCAGTTCCTCTATCTTGTCCTTTATGGCCGAGAGCAGTTCATTCTGCAGACTTTTGCGGGTAATAGACATCGCAGCGCGTTTCTCACCCCAGCAGCCGTCCTTTACCCACTTGCCTACGGTATTGGCCGACACGCCGACTTTCTCGGCGATAGAGTTTTGCGGCATACCCTGCATGAAAAGAGCCTCGGCGAACTCCTTTTTATCTGTTGAAACCTTGTTTGCCATTCATAATAAATGATGTTTTCGGGTTGTATCAATGTTGATTTTACGGTGCAAAATTGCGACAAACGGACGGCGCGAGAAAATAGAGTGTAAAGTTTTTACACTCTGTTTTGCAGGGCAGTAAACCCTCCCCAACTTTGCACCGTAAAACGACATCGCGGAGTAGAGCAGCCGGGTAGCTCGCAAGGTTCATTCCCTTGAGGTCGCGGGTTCAAGTCCCGCCTCCGCCACAACCCCCTTTTGCGATCCGTCGGCGCGGCGGCACAGGGTTTTCACACAGTGAAGTGCCACACAAGCCGCGCCGACATTTTTTCATCATTATCACGCCAATGCCGAAAGAAGCAATCATATCGACCCCGCGCCTCAACAGTTACGGCGCAAGGGTACTGACCGAGGGCATAGACCTCACGCAATACCAAAAGAACCCGGTACTCCTGTATATGCACCGACGCGGGCGCAAGGAGGATATGCCGATAGGGATCATGGAGAATGTGCGCGTGGAGGGGGATACGCTCTACGGCACGCCTAAATTCGACGACGACACCGAGGACGAGCGCAACATCTCGAAGAAATGGGAGCGCGGCACGCTGCGTATGCTCTCCGCCGGGCTTGACATCATGGAATGGAGCGAAGACCCCACGCTTCTTGTGGCCGGACAGACGCGCCCGACCGTAACCAAAAGCAAACTCATAGAGGTGTCGGTGGTGGATATAGGCGCGAATGACGATGCGCTGCAGGTCGGCCTATATCACGAGGGGAAACTGCTCACCCTCGCCGCCGGGGAGGAAAGCGACCACCTGCCGCTTCTGAACCTCACCGTACACGAAGAAAAGACAGAACAACCCCCAAATAACAACATCAAAAAGAACATGGAAAAGATCCTTTTGAAACTCGGCCTCGCGCCCAACGCCACCGAGGACGAAGCAGTGGCCGCAATCACAAAATTACAGGAAGACAAGGCCGCTATGACCCTCGCCCGCATCACCGACGCGGTAGACACGGCAATCAAGGAAAAACGCCTCACCCCTGACAAGAAAGAGAAATACATCGTGCTGGGCAAAAACGTCGGCCTTGACACCCTCAACACGCTCCTTGACGACATGCAGCCCGCACAGAAGCCCCTCGACCTCGTGCGTCCCGCCGGAGGCGGCACAGCCCCCACCGCGACCCTTACATGGGACAAGGCAACCCCCGAACAGCTTGCCGACCTGCGCGACAATAACCGCGAGGAGTATGCCCGGCTCTACAAGGAGTATTTCGGTTTCGCACCCAAATTCAACTGACATCAACTCAACAAACATTTTCAATCAACAAAAGACGAATGAAAAGATTTCTTCTCGCCCTTATGGGCATGATTATCGGAGTTGCGCTGACCTCCGCAATGGGCGCGACCCTCGGTGTGGCCGTGGGTGTCTCGCCGCTCGCCGGAGCATTGACGCTCAACGGCGTTGCGGTAGGCACGTCGCTCATAGGCGGTCTCGCACCCGCCAACGCGCTCCGCGCCGGGCTTTATCCCGAAGCGTGGACAGGCGAGCTTGTAAAGGCATTCCGCACCGCAGCCGCCGCAATCGGGTGGTATAACAAGATCCGCAGCTACGACCAATATGTGGAAAAGGACGTTATCCACATGGTGGATGTGGGAGTAGATCCCGAAGTGCTTGTGAACAACACCTCCTATCCGCTGGAGGTCGAGACGCTCGAAGACGGCGACATCGCCGTGCGCCTCGACAAATACCAGAGCAAGCCCACCCGCATCACCGACGACGAGCTTCACGCGCTCGGCCATGACAAGATGGCCTCAGTGATAGAACGCCACAAAGAGGCATTCGACGAGGTGCGTTTCAGCCGCGCAATCCACTCTCTCGCACCCGCCGAGAACACGGCCAAGACCCCGGTGCTGCTCACCACAGGCGAGGTTGACGGCGACCGCAAGCGACTGACGCGCCGCGACATCATCGCGCTCAAAAAGGCTTTCGACAAGGCCAGGATACCCGCCGAGGGGCGCATCCTCGTGCTGTGCGCCGACCATGTGGTCGACCTGCTGGAGCAGGATCAGAAATTCGCCTCGCAGTATTACAACTACGACAGCGGCGCGATAAACCGCATGTACGGCTTCGAGGTGTACGAGTATGACGCATGTCCCCACTACAACACCTCCACGAAGAAGAAACTGGCCTACGGCGCAGTCCCGGCAGCCACAGACCGCCAATGCTCCGTCGCATTCTCGCTCAAACGCGCCATGAAAGCCAACGGCTCGACGAAGACCTATCTGCAGGAGGCCGCAGCCAACCCCACTACACAGGAAAACCTTTTCTCCATGCGCACCTACACAATCTGTCTGCCGACAAAGGCCGAGGGTCTCGGCGCGATAGTGAGCGCACCGAAAGCATAACCAGGTATGAAACAAACGCTGAAATATCTCGTTCTGCACTGCACCGCCACCCCGGAGGGACGCGACGTGACAGCCGCCGACATACGACGGATGCACACCTCTCCCAAATCGGCGGGCGGTCGCGGGTGGAGCAAACCCGGCTATACCGATATAATCCGGCTCGACGGCACGGTGGAGCGTATAGTCGACAACAACGAGGACAACTTCGTTGATCCGTGGGAAATCACCAACGGCGCGAAAGGCTACAATGCAGTGAGCCGCCACGTAGTCTATGCCGGAGGCTGCGACAAAAACATGAACCCCAAAGACTCCCGCACGGCGGCGCAGAAAAGCGCAATGGCAAAATACGTGCGCGACTTCCACGCCAAGCACCCTAATGTAAAAATCATCGGTCACCGCGACCTGTCACCCGACCTCAACGGCAACGGCGTGATAGAGCCTTACGAGTGGATGAAAGCCTGTCCGAGTTTCGACGTTGCCGCATGGCTCAAAGAAATCGGCATAACACAATAACGCTGAATGACTGAAACGATCCTTGCCGCAGCGGTGGCGATCATCACCGCGCCGCTCTCGGCATTACTCACGGCCATATTCCTGCGCTCCAAGCACAAGGCAGAAGTGGAGCAGCTCCGCGCCGAGGTGAAAAAGACGCTCGCCGACGTGCGCGGGCGTGAACTCGACAACGACAAAAAGGCCATAGAGATGATTATGGAACTTGTGGTCGAGCCGCTGCGCAAGGATATGATTCAGTTACAGGAAAAAGTAGACACCCTCACCAATGCGATTGAAAAAATCAATTCATGTCCTCACGCTGACGATTGTCCTGTCAGCCATGAGCTGCGCCGCGCCAAGAAAAGCGATGTCGGAGCAGCGGTCACAAACGCACTCGTCGCAGTCAGAAACGACATCGGGCGAGACCCACCTGCAGGACAGCGCGGCGATGCGCACGGAGCGGCTTCTGAATGAATGGCTCGCGGCATGGCTTCAACGCGAGGAGACAAGGGACGAGGCCACCGAGCGCGTGACCGAGATATTCGACACGACGCAGCCGCCGGACAGCGTCACAGGCACCCCGCCGCTGTCAGCCCGCATCCGGGAGCGTCACGAGACCAGGAGCCAGAGCGACAGCCGGGCAAAGGTGGAGACCGCCAAGAGCGACAGCACCGCCACCGAATGCGAGGCTCACTCACGGACGGACGAGGCCACGCAGACCGACATCGAGGCCGAAACGTCCGGGGAGAGCGAGGCCGAAAGCCGGGAGGAGAAAGGCGCGGACAAAACCCTCGTTTGGGTGTCGATAGCCCTGTCCCTCGTATCGCTCGCTGTCATCGCCATAATTATCAAACACCGTTCAAACAGACATTAAACACCATACGACAATGGCAAAAAAGACAAAAGAAACAGAAAAATCCACGGCGACGGTGGCCGCGAAAGCCGCCGCCAGGATAGCCGAGGAGACCCTGCGCCTCAATCCCGACATAAACGAGGTACACGTAACCTCTGACGGCACGGCGTTCTACACCCGCAACGACGCGCAGAACCACGCCAACTCCCTGCCCAACCGCGAGGTGTACTCCACCAACCGCAGGACTGCCGCGCTGAAAGCCGCAGCAGCAAAGAGCAAGGCCGACACCGCCGAGCCTGCCGCACCCTCCGACACCGAGCCGGAGGTGGACGAACTGACCGGGGAGGCAGTGAATGATACCGACAACGAACCCGCCAACACCGACGAATAATGCAGAATCTCACCATTACCCGGACAAACGGCAACATCGTGCGCTCGCTCGCTGGTGAAGACCACATAAGCGGCCTCGTGTTCTACTCGGCAACCCTGCCGACGGCCACCGAGGGCGTGGACGGCTTCACCGCAACAGAGCGCATCCACGCCATATCATCGCCGGAGACCGCCGAGAAATACGGCATCACCGCCGACGCGGAGGCATGGGAGACAAGGGTGCTTCACTACACCCTCGCCTCGATATTCAATATGAATCCCGGCGTGAGCCTGTATGTGGGCATCTTCAAGCCCGCCGCCGGAACAAACGCCTTTTCGGAAATCAAGCAGATACAGAACCATGCCGGAGGCCGTCTGCGGCAGGTGGGCGTGTGGAACGGCGCGGTGGAGCTGAGCGACACCCTCGTCAACTCCCTGCAATCGGTACGCACCACGCTTGAAGCGCAGAACAAACCGCTGTCGATACTCTACGCGCCGAAAGTCTCCGACGTTACCGCGCTCCCCTCAGACCTCGCAAAGATCGGACGCAACGGCGTGTCGGTCATCATCGGACAGGACGGCGCGGGAGTGGCCGACGAGCTCTACCGCGACGCGGCCAACGCCGCCAAAGCGAGCGTGTCGGCACTCGGCGACGCACTCGGCGCGGTGAGCAAGGCAAAGGTACACGAGAGCATCGCGTGGGTGGAATCGTTCCCGACGAACATAGCAGTGGCCGCTTTCGGCGACGGCAAGAAACTGCGCGATCTCGACGACGAAGTTATAAAAACGCTCGACAACTCGCGCTACATTTTCCTGCGCACCTACGACGGCCTCGCCGGGTGCTTCTTCAACGACAACCACACCCTCGACATTCCTACAAGCGACTACGCCTATATCAACGACGTGCGCACGATGGACAAGGCCGTGCGCGGTGTGCGCACCTACCTGCTGCCCAAACTCGGACGGCCTATGAAAGTGGACGCGGACACCGGGAAACTGGAGCGCACGGCGGTGGAGCATCTCATCACCACAGGCAACAAGGCACTGGAGGAGATGGCAAAGGCCGGGGAGCTGAGCGGCTACCGCTTCGACATAGACCCCGACCAGAACATACTCGCCACCTCGCGTGTGCGGGGAGTGATAAAGAACGTGGCCGTGGGAGTTATGCGCAACCTCGACCTTGAAATAGGTTACGCCACAAGTGTATAACCATTAACGCGACAAAAGAATGAACACATTGGACGCGGCCTATAACGGAATCCCGCTTATCAACGGCGAGGAATATTCGTGGGGCAACATCAAGACCTGCATAAACGGCATCGTCGTAACCGGGATCACCGCGATAGCCTACGGCGACAAACAGGACATGCAGAACAACTACGGCGCGGGGAGACACCCGGTAAGCCGCAGCTACGGACGCATAACCCCCTCGGCGAAAATCACGCTCTACATGAGCGAGGTTGTGGCGATTTCGCGCACCTCCCCGACCGGGCGAATGCAGGACATCGCGCCTTTCGACATCGAGGTGGCCTATCTTCCCCCCAACGGCATCATTGTCATCGACAAGATCCGCAACTGCCAGTTCACGGAAAACAAACGCGACTGGAAAGAGGGGGACATGAACCAGCAGGTGGAACTCGAACTGCTCCCCGGCAGCGTCGAATACGGCAAGCCCGACGGCGTTTAAGCCGGAAACCCGGAGTGTGAAACCCGAAACACGAACTTTTTCAGAAACAACAATCTCAAACCGATATGGATAACAAGACAATCGACATCAACACAGAGAATTTCACAGTAGTAAACGGCGACATCACCGAGGAGCAGATAGCCACGTGGAAAGGGAAGCATGGCCGCGTGGTGGAGGTAGAGGTGGCCGACACCGACTTCGAGGAGCTGCACCGAGGCTATTTCCACCGCCCGGACATGAAGACGATGCAGGCTTTCTCGGCCACGGCCAAGCAGAACGAGGTGAGAGCCGCCGAGGTTCTGTTTGACAACTGCTGGCTCGGCGGGTCGCCTCTGATGAAGAGCGATGCGGTCTACAAGATGCAGGCGACCGGGGAACTGCAGAACATCTTCGGGAAGTGCGTGTCTAAGCTAAAAAACTTGTAGAGGCGCACCAACTCTCCGGGGGCGTGGAGGACGACGACCCTGGAGAGATAGCGAAAGGGTGCGCCTTGATCCGCGCCAACTTCGGGACAGACCCGGAGACACTCACCGACGAAAGGTGGGCTATGCTGTTCCAACAGGCCGTGTGGCTGGAAAACTTCCGTCTTGAAAACATGGCAAGAATCCTCGCAAAATTATTCTCACCCGCAGATGCCGAATGCAGCCTATAATGCAAAGCCACCTTTGAATGAGCAATTACAACTTCAATTACGCTTTCAACATAAGCGGCAACTGCAATGCCGTGGTCGCCGAGATTTCGGGAGGTGTCGAGAACCTCCAACGGAATCTCCGTGCGACCACGTCGCTGTGGGACACATTCGAGGGGAAGATACTCGCGCTTAACCAATTCACGCAGTATGTAGGCAATCTGAGCCAAACTCTCAACGAGACACTCGCTCCCGGCGCGGCACTTAACGCCTCGCTCGCGGACTTACAGGCCATATCCGGCGCGACCGGGAGAGAACTTGAAACCGTGGAGCGTTTCGCACGATCCACGGCAAGGGAATTCGGTGTGTCGGCCTCCGGCGCGGTCGAATCATACAAACTGCTGCTGTCGCAACTGTCGCCGGAACTCACCAAGAACACGGCGGCACTCGACGCGATGGGACGCAACGTCGCCATTCTGTCAAAGACGATGGGCGGCGACACCACCGCTGCCGCCGAAGTTCTGACAACGGCCATGAACCAATACGGCGTATCGCTTGAAGACCCGATGGAGGCTTCCCGGCAGATGGCCGACATGATGAACATAATGGCCGCTGCCGGACGTGAGGGTTCTGCGGAACTGCCCACTATCAAGGTGGCGTTGGAACAGTGCGGTATGGCCGCGAAAGCCGCCGGGGTATCTTTTGCCGAAACCAACGCCGCGATACAGGTTCTTGACAAGGCGGGCAAGAAAGGTTCGGAGGGTGGTGTCGCCCTGCGAAATGTCATGTCAACTCTCGCGCAAGGCCGCTTTCTGCCAAAGGATGTGCGCGAGGAACTCGCCGCAGCCGGGATAAGTGTAAACGACCTCACCGACAAATCAAAGTCTCTTGCCGAGCGTCTACAGGTACTCAAACCCGTAATGGCCGACGACGCTCTTTTCAGCAAATTGTTCGGCAAAGAGAACTCCGCAGCAGCAATGGCTCTCGTGCAGGGCATTCCAAAGGTGGAGCAATGGACTGCCGCCATATCCGGCACCAATACTGCCGTGGAGCAGAGCAAGGTCATTATGGAGACCTACAACGAGCGTCTTGCGCGGGTACAGGCGAAGTTCGACGACATAAAAATTTCCATATTCAACTCCTGCGGCGACCTCGGTATATGGACGCAGGTCGTGGTGGGTGCGCTCGTGCCGCTCTCCCAACTCGTGCCGCTGATCTACGGCGCGGCAAAGGCGGTCATGTTTCTGCGGAGCGTGAATTTCAAAGGCGCGTTCACAGGCGTTGTTTCCTCGATACGGAACGTTGTCGCGGGGCTGATGATGCAGAATATAGCCATAACCGCGTCCGGCGGCTATTGGCTCGCATTCAAGGTTCTCGCGCAGAACGTGTGCCGCTCAATAGGTGTCGCCATTATGAACATCCCCATTGTCGGGTGGATAGCCGCCGCCATTGCCGCAGTAATCGCCATAATTCAGCAGCTTTGGGATAAGTGCTACGGCTTCCGCGTGGCTGTCTTTACCGCGTGGGAGGGCATCAAAGCCCTGTTCTCCGCTTTGTGGGAATGGCTGTCCGGGCTGTGGCAAAGAATATCCGCGTTTTTCGTCGGCCTGTGGAACGGCATAAAGTCAATGGCACAGAAAGTCGCCAACGTCTTTATGGCCGTGGTAAACAAAATCCGCTCATTCATAGCCGCGATCCGCAACTTTGTCGTTAAGGTAGTCAATGCCGTGGTCGAGAAGGTGAGCGCGATATGCAAGCCGCTCGTTACCGCTTTCAAGAATGTAGCCAACGCCATAAAAGGTTTCTTCGGCAAAATCATTGACTGGGTGCGGGATAAGTTCTACGCTCTGATAAACTGGTTCATCGACAAATACAACTGGATAGCCTCCAAACTCAACTTCGACAAGATAGCCCGGCTCGGCAGGGAGGCCGCAGACCGCTCTTGGGCGGCAGACCACCCGGAGCAGCCGGACGATGATTCTTCCGGCGGTGGAAACGGCAGCTCCGACCCCGTCGGTAACGGAGGTGGGCTTGGCGGCGGTTCACCAATCGGCAATGCCCTCGGCAGTGTCGGCGGCAGTGCGTCGAAAGAGACCGACCGTGTCAAGAATATAAACATCACCATTGACCGCCTTATCGACAAATTCACCATAACGACCAACAATCTCTCCGAAAGCAAGGAGAGGATAAAGGATGCGGTGGCCGAGGCTCTTCTTTCGGCTGTCAACGATGCAAACTACGCTCTATAATACAGACCATGCAGGAATACAAGTTTGAAATAATCAATGCCCGGTTCATAGCGTCCAGGGTGGCGATACAGGCAAAGGGACTCGCTTACAGGCTGCGACCGAACAAAGGACGCGACGCGCAGAAAAACGAGGACTACAAGCTCGGGACGCTGCCCGGCTACGTGACGGGGGGCGGCACTACAGAGGGCGGCGCGGCTATCAACAAGGCAGAGGAGAAGTGGAGCGGAAGCGGCGACTATTGGCTTGGCCGCACGGCTCTGACGGACATGGTGGTGAAAGTGCCGGACGAGGGTCTGCTGCTGATCAACGATGCTACGGTGAACGTGTCGTTGCAAAAGGAGGTGGTGAAGACGGCACTCGTAGGCCGCGCCGGAACGATAAAGGAGTATATCACCGACGGCGACTACCAACTGAGCATAAGCGTGGGGATAGTCGCCGTGGACGACGATGGCAGGATATGCGACCAATACCCGGAGCGGGCTGTGGCGCAGCTGCGGGAGATAATGGAGAGGCCGGAGGCACTGGAGGTGAGCTCGGCGTTCCTTGACCTGTTCGGGATAAGCCATATAGTCGTAACCGGGTTCTCTGCAAAACAGATGACGCACTCTAACAGGCAGGTGATAGAGATAACGGCGTTGAGCGACACCGAGTATGTGATAGAATCAACCGATTATTAACCGACGTTCAAACACCTTTCAAACGATGAACGGACTTACGACATACGAGAACTGCGGCGACCTTGCCATAGAGGGCGGGGGCTGCATCGTGGCCGGGACGGAGGCGCAGACGATAGAACACGTTCTTGTGGCTAACCGTGGAGAGTGGCGGGAACACCCGCTGCTCGGCGGGGAGATCCGCAAGATGCAGCACGGCCTTGCCGGGAGGATGTGGGCTGCGCGTGCGCGGCAGATGTGCCGCGAGGCGGGAGTGGCCGTGAACCGGGTAACGGTGAGTGATAACGGAAAAATCACGGTGGAATGAAGACGACGGCGAGAGAGGGGCAATGCCTCGTTGACATAGCGTTGGCGGCGACAGGCTCGGTGGAGGGCGTTTGGGCGTTGGCTCTGCGCAACGGACTGAGCGTGACCGGGGAACTCGGCCACGGCACGGAGATAGCGTGGGAGGCCGGGGACGTGACGGACGCGAGGGTTGCGGAAAAGTACGCCGCCGAGGGTATATGCCCGGCGACGGCGGTAAGTGAAAAGACGCTTGCCGGACTGCTCGACAAGCCTGTGATAATAATCCCGCCGGACTGGGAGATAATCCCGGCAGACCCGGTGAAGAAACAGCCGACAAGGGCTGCGGTGTTCGCGGGGGCGTTCACGGCGGCATTCTCGTAAGGCGCAAAAGGAGAAAAGAAACGAATCACAAACAACATCATACATTAGGACGATATGAAACAGGACTGGAAGCCCGAGGAACTGCGGGCAACTGCGGCAGAGATCCGCGGGGCGGTGATGCCGAAATCAATCACGCCGGAGATGGTTGGCGGGATGCTTGCAGGTCTCACCGAGGCCGTGGCCGAGGTGGTGGAGACGCTCGGAGAGATACCGAGGGAACACGTAAGGGTGCGTGTAAACACCCTCGACAGCGAGGGGCTTACAGCCTGCTCTACCGACGCAACCGTTTATGTGGATATATTTACCACGAAAGGTTATCCGGCGGTAAATATGCCGAGGAAAGAAATCAAGGTGAACGGCGACGGCATTGCGGAGTTTGATGTGCCCCACGGCTTTCAGTTTGCGGTTTACGCCAAGCATCCGGGGCTGAGCGCATCGTTTCAGTGGGTGCATACAGCCGCCATTGGCGAGCGGCCAATTATCGTGCTGTGGTGTGTGCCTGTTGGTGTTTGGTGGTTTGGCGCGATATTCCACGGTACTGAAGACGAAGATATGGACTGGGGAGACGAACTCTACCGTCCTGTACCCTACCTGTTCGACCACTTTACAGATGACTGGGACGAGATAGAGGCGAGGGCAACTCCCGACCTGCGTCCCGGCGAGAACTCCATGGACTACTGCAACTACGGAATTATGGTGGCTACGGCAGACACCTGCTTTGTCATAGCTCCCAATTCTTTCTCGGTTGAGAGAATGGCATGGAGCAACAGCAGGGCATACGGAATGTATATCCCAGGCATGGAGCATATAAACCACCATACGGAAGCGGGTAAATGGCAAGGCGATTATGCCGAGGCTCAGAACCGCGCCCGCGCCGACATGGACGGCAATATGAACACGGCCAAGATACTCAGAGCTGTAAACGGCGCATTGGCGGCAGAGTGGGTCGGGTCGGTAGTATATGACTATTCAGAGAACCGATGGCTGCCGTCGGCAGGACAGGTGTATCTGATATGGCTGAACAGAACGGCCATCAACCGACTCATGCAGGAGGCGATGAACAGCGACGCAGAGACATGGGCTTATGCCCTTTTGCCTTATCAGAACGACAAAGGGCAATGGCAGAATCCCAACGGGCATTACGAGTACTGGTGGACGAGCACTGTCTTCGACGATTGCTGCTCGTGGGTTGTCGGCTCCAATGGCCCCATCGACCGCGGCACCAGCGACTACCCTTACGACGTGCGGGCGGTGTCGGCTTTTCATTTTGAATATTAAACCTTTTTCCTTTCCTTTGGTGAGGTCGCCCCCTTAAAGGGCGACCGGGCAGAGGGAAAGCGACACCGGGCGAAGCCCGGTCGAAAAAATTTTCGTAACTTTGCAGACGATTAAAAAATTAACTGAAATGGCAAACGGCGCGGCGACAGCCGGGGCATACAAGAGCGTTTACAGGCTGATACAGCAGATGGTCGGCCTCAGCGACAACGTGCCTGTGAAATACCGACGGTGGCTTTGGGAGAAGACGTTGGACGCTGCAACGGATCTGATCGCGCTGATAGTGTATGCGTGGGATGAGCAGAACGTGGCGCACAAGGTTGTCTACATAGACCGGGCGTTGACGAAATTCACGGTGCTGAACACGTATATGCGGCTGTGCAACGAGGCGCGGGTGCTGCCATTGCAGAAACAGACAAGTCTGTCGGAGCTTATGGCCGATATATCCGGGCAGCTCGGGTCGTGGCGCAAGGCCACGGCTGAAAGGGCGAAAAAAGGTGTCTAAGAGTGAGTGTTCCGTCGGCCACGGCTTACGGAAGCGCGATTTTCTTTAATGAAAAGGTCTGTGCGCTCTCATTAAGAGCAAGGAACAAGCCAGTCACAGAAGATTACTGCTCGTGGGTTGTCAACTACAATGGCAACATCAACAACAACAACAGAAACAACACTTACGACGTGCGGGCGGTGTCGGAATTTCAACGGAAAATGAACAACCAACCGGAACAACATATCGCCATAGGCTACGACAGTCTTTTGTCCGCCTATTATCAGTGCCGCCGCAACAAGGCGTGGACTGAGGCGGCTGCGGCCTTTGAGATACACTACGAGACCGAACTGCTGAAACTGCGCGACGAGATACAGGCCGGACGGTACAGGCCGCAGCCCTCGATCACGTTCCTCGTGGAATGGCCGACGCTGCGGGAGGTATTCGCGGCGATGTTCCGGGACAGGATAGTGCAGACTTGGATCGCACAGCGGATAGAACCGCTTTTTGAGGCGCAGTTCATCCCGGCGAGTTTCAACTGCCGCAAGGGTAAGGGTACGCTTGCCGCCGTGAAACATCTGCACGAGGCCATACGCGAGAAATCCGAGAACTACACCCGCGACTGCTGGGTTCTGAAATATGACCTCAAAGGTTTCTTCATGTCGATAAACCGGGCGATGGTGACGGATAAACTCTGCCGTTTCATCCGGGAGCGGTACAAGTGCGCGGACGTGGAGACGCTTGTCTACCTCACGCAGGTAACTCTGCTCAACTCCCCGGCGGAGGGGTGCATCATACAGGGCGACCCGCGCAAGTGGGAGGAACTGCCTCCGAACAAAAGCCTGTTCACCGTGCCGGAGGGGTACGGCCTCCCGATCGGAAACATCACCTCGCAGCTCGTGGCGAATTTTCTGCTTGACGAGACCGACCATTACCTTACCGAGACCCTCGGCCTCGACATAGACCGCTATGTGGACGACACGGCCACCGTGGACTGCGACAAGGAGAAACTGCTACTCGCTATGCCGCTTATCAGGGAACACCTGTGGCAGACAGCCGAGGTGAGGGTAAACCCGAAAAAGTATTACCTGCAGCACTACAAGAAAGGCGTTAAATTCCTCGGCACGGTCATCAAGGGAGAGCGCATCTACATCGCCAACCGCACCCTCGGAAAAGCGATGTGCCGTCTGCACGGATTCAACCGACAGGCCGAGGAGCGCGGCGCGGCATGGTGCAAAGCCAACGCGGAGCATTTCGTGAGCTGCATCAACTCCTATCTCGGCCTCATGCGGCAAGGACAGGAATATGGTATGCGCCGGGCTTTCTGCGGTAGGATCTCCGAGGCGTGGATGAAATACATTGTGGTGGAATGGGACTTCACCAAGATAATACTAAAACAGAAATACAAACACCGCGAGCGCGTGAAGCGTATGCTCCGCCGCAAGCGTAAACAAGCATCAAGAAACAGAATACCAAAAGCAAAGCGAATGACAGCACGAGTTTTCAGCGGGGAGACGCTCCCTGCCGTTGAGCAGTTCAACACCGGTCGCAAAAGGGGTTGCATTGTTCGTTGGGACTACGAGCCTGTCAAGACAACAATCCCCGAAGTTGACAAACGCGCCGCGTTCCGCAAGCGCAAGGCGTTGAGCCGCGCCGCCAAAAACGGCACACCCCCTCCCGCCGAGGAACCGCAGCAGGGCAAGGAGGTTGACAGCGGCCTTGTGGCCTATTCTGAAATGCGCTACTTAGGCATTCCCGACCCGGAGCGAGTTGTGGCCGACATTCAGTATGACCTCGACCTGCGTTACGGCGACGCACCGCGCCCGGAGATTGATTTCGACGCTTACCGCTCGGCCATAGCCGCGCTCAACAAAGCGTGAGGCGATGTCACGGTCAATCGCCGAGATAAAGGCTCAGATATGCGAGACCTTCATCTCACAGGACGCTATCCGCACAGGGTACGGACTGAAAGAGAACCAATCCTTTGACAAGGCTTTCTCGCCGGTGTCGCTGGAGAGCCTGATGTTCTACGTCGTCGCCTCCTGTATATGGCTGCTCGAAAAACTTTTCGACCGCCACCGCGAGGAGGTGGACGCGAGGATAGATGCCCTGCGCCCGCACACGCTCCGTTGGTACGTTACAAAGACCCTCGCCTATATGCGCGGCAAGGATCTCATAATGACCGACGGCGTGGTCGTGGCCGACTACTACGACACGTCGGGAATGACGGAGGCCGACATCGAAAAGGCACGTGTGGTGAAATACGCGGTCGCCACCGAGGACAACACGCAGGTGTTCATCAAGGTTGCCGCGAGGGGCAACAACGGCCAGCCCACGCCTCTGCAGCCCGATGACCTCGCCGGACTGAAAGGCTACCTCTCGCAGATAAAGGACGCGGGAGTGGCCATAAAGGTGCTGAACGAACCCGCAGACAATATGCGCGTGGAACTCGTGGTGCTTTATGATCCGGCCATACTCACGGCGCAGCCCACAGGCAACGGTCGCCCGGATGCGGACGGCTACACGGCCATAAGGCTGCTGCGCGACGGCAAGGACGTGATAACCGAGGTCGTGAGCGGTGTCATATCCAAGCTGCCTTTCAACGGCGAATACCGAAACTCCGACCTTATGGCCGCTTTGCAGTCCATTGAGGGAGTGCGCGTGGCCGACATCGTGAAAGTGGAGGCCGCAGCCGGAGGCTCGGAGGCTTACTCGCGTGTCGTCGGCTACCGCCGTCCCTATTCGGGTTATTACGCATTGCAGAACCTCACGGTCAGAGGCCGTGCCTATCAAGTGGCCGAATGATGATTTTTGACATAGATTTCGACAAGTGGATAGCGACCATGCTGCCGACGTTCCTGCGTCTGCGCCGGGTGTTCGCTTTCTGCCGCGCCTTATGCTCGCCGCTCTACCTCGGCGACGACACAGGGCTGTACCCGCGCTTCCTGCGGGCGCGTGGCGACCACATATACAGGTTGAGCCACAACGGGCAGGTGTGCTATCTCCGCGCCGCTCTCAACGACGCTTTCAATCTGAAAAAAGGGTTTGAGATCGAGGACGCGGGGGCATACGAGGGGGAGTGGGTCTATGCAAAAGACCCGACGATGCCGAACCAGTTGCTCGCCGTGGACGAGAAGAAGAACCGCAAGCCCGTAGAGGGTGAGCCGCCGGAACATCCGACACCGTTGCTCGCCGACGAAGCGCGGCTCAACGCGCCGCAGAACTCGTTCATCGTGCGCGTCCCCAACAACATCTACACAACGCAGCTCGACAAGGTGAAGGCCATTGTGGAGCAATACAGAATCCTTTCAAAAACTCCGATTTACACCCCAACAAACTCAAGCAATGAACAGAGCGGAATATTTATCAACGGCGGTCGCAAACGGTGGCAATGGCCTGTATCCATTATCGACGCAGGGGCTGTCGTTCATACAAGACCAGATTACCTTTTTACAGGCATTCGCAAGGATAGGCGGTAAACGTTACATCCTGCTCGCACCTACGGCCACCGCCGACGGCGTTGTGGTGATAGACGGCGAGGTGCTGCGCTTCAAGGCCGCAGCCAAGCCGGGCAACGGCATTCAGATCCGGGAGACAACCGAGAACATCGTGGCCGACGGCACGACCTACCGCGAGGCGCGGATTTACCGTTACGCCGAATATGTGCCGACATATACAAAGAACGTGCCGGGATTATATCCGGCCTCCGGGTTCTCGATGATAGAAACCAACGACCAGTTGGCAAAGAAACTGCTCGACTACACCGCCGTCAACAGCGACCTCGCCAAGAAACTCACCGTATTGTCTACCGACAGCCTCACCCGCGTTCAGTTGGACGCGCAAAAGGACAACGTGCGTCTTAACTGCCGCAAGGGGTGTTTCGCTCTGAACGGCGCGGAGGAATACACGATCAACGTCTACCGCCACAGCGCGAACAACATCACGCAGGAACAGATCCTGCCCGACCTGCGCCGCTACGTCCGCTATTGGAACAGCGCGGCAAAGACGTGGGGAGGTTTCTACCCGGTTACGGAAAACCTGCATATCGACGTTAAGGTTGTGAAAGGATCGACCGTCTATGTGCGCCACGGCTTTATCCCGGAGGGGGTTCAACTTGTGCTGCTCCGCAAGAAGAAACGCAGCCGAAAGCGTCGTTCCGGCGGCACGACAGGCACAAACGCCGCATGGAAAGGGAAATCCATGCTCCGGCAACCGAAGAACCAATACGTGCATTACAAGGGCGTGATACTCTCCACCTCCTCACCTAACAACTGGTATGTGCCTAAGTGCATAGGCGTAACCGACAAGGAGGACAATGCCCTTATCGGAAAGGAACTCGGATCTGTCTGCTCGGATATGATTGTGGCAAGCGGGAGTCTGTCAGAAATCGCCGCCGGGAACGGCCTCTACAAAGTGGTCGGCACTCGCGTCAAGGCCTCCAAGAAAGGCACGAAGCCCAAGACACAGGCTTGCTGCTATGCGCGGATCGCGTTGCAGTTTGCCGCAGCCGGGAAGACGTTCAAGAGCGCGGGCGGAGAGATGGCGCGTATGAAATACCGCCTTTGGTTTCATCTCGACAAGAAGACCAACAAGACCGTGGTGCGCCGTGGGTTCTCTGCCGATTAGGGACAAAAAAAGAGGGGCGGTTGAAAAACTGCTCCTCTAAAAACCCCGGCGGTCGTAACTCATTATATGCTCTGTTGTGAAATCTTGTAGGTTGTCGCTGACTAATCCAGTCGGTGCTTCGTTCAAAATCATCTCAACGGGGTCTATAAGACGCTCAATCCCTGCTGTCGGACGCGGCCATTGCCGCGATAACTTAGTGTGAGAGGGAATCGCACATGCCGCACACACCATACACTATCTTGAAATCGAAATCGCAAAACTGTCGAGGGTGTAATGCATGGCGCAAAGATAACCGTTAAATTCTTAACCCCAATAAAACAGCCGATGAAAAAAACAGAATAACAGAAAACATACGTCGGTGGGCAATAAAAAACAGCCCCCGACCAGATAGTAAAGGCGGCAACCACATACTATCACAAAGACGCGATACCCCGCGCAGTCGAGGGCTGTATAAGCCTTTTGACCGCAGGGCATCGCGTCTTTGTATGTGGTTGCCACTGCAAAATTACGCAAAAGGGGCGAGATAACCAACCGTTTCACAAACTATCAAACCCCATTTTATGCTGAATGAATGACAGCAACAGTCTCCCGACGGAGATTTACAAGGAGACCTCCTCGCTCGGACGGCTTCTGATAAAGCCTGTTGACAAGGCCACCGCAAAGGAAATGATTGTCAAGAACCACTACTCCCACAAATGGAACGACGGAGGTTTCGGTGTCTACAACTTCGGAATCTTCCGCGCCGACGAACCCGACCGCTGCCTCGGCGTGGCCGTCTACGGCTACATGAAGAATCCAAAGGCGCGCCTGTTCACGCACCCCAATCCCAAAGCGTGGATGTGCGAACTCAACCGTATGTGGATAGATGATGAACTCGGCCACAATGCCGAGAGCATTCTGATAGCCGCCTCGATCAAGCTGCTGCGCCGCCTTGACCCTAACCTCGTGGCCGTGCAGAGTTTCGCCGACGGTCGCCTCGGCTGCGGCACTATCTACAAAGCCGCCAACTTCCAGTATTACGGCTTTCACCTCACCAAGTTTCTGCGTAACAGGCGCAGCGGTGAGATGGTACACGAACAGATATTCACCAACTCAACATCGCCGTCGGGCTTTCTACGCGCCAATGTCGGGATGCTGATAGGCGATTTTGAAGTGTTCCACGTCAAGACCTACCGATACATTTACGCGCTCGACAAGCGTTTTCGGTGCGTAAAGCCGCAGCAACCTTATCCGGCATACGACAAAGGGATGGAAGCGACCGAATGGAAGCGCGACCGCTCGAAAATGATAGAAAGATGCGTCGGAATACTTACGAAAATGGCCGCAGATTCGGTGTGA